GGTTTACGGCGTGGATCAAGAAGGCGAAAACATAGGCAAATATAGTATTGAAGTAACTATTGATTAGGTAATAAACTATTTAAATATTCTTGTCTAGCTTGTCTTTGGTTTTCTAAAATTTGTTGCGCAGAAAGACCGCTAATAGTTGGTGTTGCTCCAAGTGTTATGGGTTTTACGCTAGTTAATAAACCTGTAGCTGGTGACATACCAAAAGGTCGTGACATCAACAATTCAGATGCGACAGCTGGTGGCGCTAGCTTACCTAATTTAAGAGGATTGACAATAACATCTTGTGCTAATAATCTTGACGCAGTACCAGAATCAGGAAATTGTGACAACAAAATTTTATTAGCTTCTTCAGCAGTTACTTGTAATGGTTTTTGTCCCTTTATCAGCGCTTGTTTCATTTTTGTTTGATCTGTTTGCCTTAATGCTCTAAGTATCTGTGCTGGTGTAAAAACGCCCTCTTGTGTGATAGCAGACTGCATAGCTTTATTAATTGGTATTAAATTAGCATAAACCTTATTGACATCAAACAACTCCTTAGAGTTTGGGTTTTGTAAATTGATTTGTTCGTCTAATAAATTTTTTGTTTGTTTTAAAAATACACCTATTTCACCTTCAAAACCACCTTGTTTTAAAAATCTTGTGCTTAACCTGTTCAGATTTGTTTGAGCATTTTTTAAGTTTTTACCTGATAGTTGTCCATCAACAATATTATCAAATATAGTTTTATCTAATATTTTTAAAACCTTACTTTGGTCAGAACTACTAAATATACTTTTTTCCAATGCATCCAAAATATTAGTTTCAAGATCATCTGTCTTTGTCAGTTTTAATTTTGGTATTATTGATTCATACTTCTTATTCAGAATATCATCTACGAATTCATAAGATTCTTTAGCTGATGCGTTTTTTGGCAATTTAATTTTTAAGGGTTCTACAGCTTCTTCTAATAATCTTTTGTTAAATGCTACTAAGCCTTCTAATCTTTTTGCTTGTATGGGCGCGCCTGCGCCAGGATATGATGTTGATAAATCTTCCAAGGCAGTTATCAAAGTAGATCCAATAGAACCCTGATCTCTTAGTGCTTGACCAGGTGTTAGTGGTACACCTTTTTTTTGTAAATCTTTAGCTACTTTTGATTTTGCTGGCAATAATTTATCAGCACCTACACCAACCGCACCACCAAGCGCGCCACCAATAGCAGCACCTTGTAATCTGCTTTGTGTGTCCTCGCCAGTTCCAGCGCCATATAAAGCGCTTTGTGTAGCCGCAATCTTGCCAGTTCCTTGTAAACCTAATCTACCTAATAGTCCTGTGCCACCAGTAAAAAAAGTGCTTGGTAAAGCACCAATAAATTCTGTTCCATAAGCTGCTGCTGGTGCTTGTTCTCTAAAACTTTGAAGTTCAGATCTTGCTTCTTGTAAAGCATCATCATAATTTACATCTTTTTGCAAAGACCTTACAAAAGCCTCCACTTCATCACCAAAACCAAATAATAAACCTTGACCAAATGATCTCGCTAAACCAGCCCCAATGTTTTGGGGTGCTTTTTGTCCGTAATCTACTGGTTTAGGTGCTGCCATACTATATACCGCTTACATCTTCTTTTGATATAACCCTAAATTGTCCATTTATAGCATCAAAAACAAAATCACCAGGTTTAATTTCACCAGATTTTACTTTACTATCAAAATCTTCATCAGAATTGTAAGATTTAAAAACTGGTCCTAGTTTTTCATCGGCAAATTCACCAAAACCCAACAAATTACCATTTTCTTTCAAATATTTTTCCATTTCAAATAATCTTTTTTTATTATGTTTTGCAAGTGCTTGCAAACCACCAACCAAAACTTTGTTACCTTCAACCGTATTACCTAAATTAGGAACGGCTGCTCTAAATAAAGTTATTTCAGTATCAGATGTTGAACCTGATCCAGCTACTCTCATTCTTGGTATTAAATAACTGGTAATATTAGTAAATAATTCTTGTTGAGTAAGATCATCTAGTTGTTCTTGTGGCAAAATATTTAACCCAGCTGCAATTCTTTTAAAAGGTATTTTAATTTCTTCAATAACACCAGTTTGTACAGGATCAGTACCCTCTAATTGCTTTTGCAAAATATCAAGCCTTGGTTCTAAATCTGCAAAGTTGTTCACAACTTCTTGTGACTTTTCTACTAACTTAAATGCTGATTTAGCGGCTTCTTGTTGAAAAACCTTTTCACCAGTATCTATATTAATATTTGGACCTTTGTCTAACATATCGGCAGCTTGGTCAAAGGTAAATCCTTTGCTTTGTAAAAATTGTATATCTTTTTGAAATGCTGTTCTTGTGTCTTTTGGATCTAAGGTTTTTGTAAGTGTAGTTATTACCTGATCTGGTGACATAACATTTAATAAACTTTTCATACCAGGCGCTAAGTTTGGATTATCTGCTATATATTTTTTTACAGCTTGCTCTTGTTGGTTCTTTTTTTCTTTACTTTCTTTCATTTCTCTAAGCTGTATGGCTTTTTGCACAAAATCTTTGTCACCTTGTAAAGCCCCACCTAGAGCAATTAGCATAGTAGCAAGACCTGTTCTGTCTTTTGTTGGTTGTGGTGTTACAGATGTAATAGGACCTATATTTGGTTGTGAATTTACCATTCCAAAAGGTGTGTTGAAATCAAATATTGTAGCCATTTATCCGCCTAAAAAACGCAAACCAAGCAACTGCGCACCTGCGCCTAATATATCGCCAAGACCTGTACTTCGTCTGCCAGTTGTAGTAGTAGTTGTCAAAGGTGTTCCCATACCCGCTTGCAGTAAACCAAGTTGTTGTGGGCCATAAGCTAAGGCTCTATCAAATTCTCCTCTCGCGGCATCTAAACCTCTTTGTTGTAGCAGTTGTTGTTGTTGTCCTATACCACTTAACAAACCAAGGTTTTGTAGTTGTGATCCTTGTAAACCACCAAGCAAACCAGCTTGTTGCTGTCTTGCTCTTAGTTCTAATTCTGGGGCAAACATAGCTAATTGTTGTTGTCTTGCAATATCGCTCTCCGCCGCCCTTTGCGCTTGCTCGAAACCAGCTTGTCGTAAGTTTGCTGCTGTTCTTGCTTGTGCTTCAATAAATGGTCTTTGTGATTCTGATTCTAACAATGCAGATCGTGAGCCACCAAACGCGCCCGCCCTAATCGCACGCTCTTGCGCACCAGTTCTTGCTATATCTGCCTGTCTTTGTATATCGCCTAGCGCTTGATCTATTACTTGTTGTTGAAACGGCGATTGATACTGTTCTATCGGCGCAGTAAGTAATGATCCTACTTGACCTGTCATAGGTCTTTGTTGTTGTGCTAGTCCTTGTAGGGCTTGCGTAGGGTCAAACGCCATACCAGATTCAAATAGTCCTCTTGTCGCCTGAAACTGCCTCAGTTGGTCTGGATTGAATCCAGCGACCATTGGGCCTGTATAAGGTATAAATGGCTGTTGTGAGAGTCCTCTGGCTCTGCCAAATAATTCTTGAAACTGTGCTTCTTGGAAGGCTGGTAAACTAGCTTCCTGAACTGTTGTGGTTTTTCCTTTGCTCATAAGTCTTTTCTAATTAAATATTCTGTTTCAAATCCAAGATGTTTTATTTTTCTAATCCATCCTTTTCTACCGCCACCATAAAGTCTTTTTATACCTGCCGCCTTTGCAAATGCTTCTATTGACGGCAACATTTGTTCTAATTCTTTATAGTCACCACCACAAAACAAAAGGTTTAACGCTTTTACTTGTGGATATAGTACAAACTCTGTTATATAAGCAGACCTTTTGCCTGGCCATAAGTGGAATATTCCTGATCTTATTTTATCTTCTATATCGTCAATTGTATAGGAATCTTGATACTTTACTGCTTTTTCAATAAAAGGCTTACATCTGGCCCATTCTTGTTCCCAAGGCTGTTTTGCTTGTGTTTTTAGTTCTACTACTTTATTAGTCGCCTTTTGCATATTCTACAATACTTAAAACCAAATCAATATTCGCATGATTTACTTGTGCTTTTATTACTTCACCTTGTTGAATTATTATCCCAGCACCAAGCACTAATTCTTCTGTAGCGTGTGCTGCTATATTGTGTTCTTTATAAATAAAAAATTCGTTTGAACTCGTATCTGTTATAGAAACATCTAAATTTGTTTGCTGATTACCATGATCGCAAGCTATAAAATCTTTAACAATGGCAAAATCAAAATCGTCACCAGTTGGTGCGGTATATATTGTTTGTTGCGTGGTTGCAGCAAAAGAAAATTTTACATTAATTGCTTTTTGTAAATACTGTCGTTGTGAGGATAGATCCATTATCTTCTGCCTCTGTTACGCAAGTTAAGTCTGATGTTGCCTACTTGAAAGTCTTGTGTTGTACCGCCTGTTACTGTCATTTGCACCTGTCTTGCAGTAAATCTAGCATCTGTATAGCCATCTGTTTCAAATGTAAAACTGCCAAAATCTGTTTCTGATCCAAGAGGCGTAAACTTACCTTTAAAACTAATTGTTACACCAGGCAAAGTATTTGCTTCTTCGTCTGGTATGATTTGATTGCATTGTACATAATTATCGCCGTTTCCAAGTTCTATAGGACCAGTTGTGCAAAATGGAACACTTGTTCCTAAGTTTGGCGATGCGTTTAGTGTAGTAGATTCGTGTTGATAAATAAAACCGCTTGAATCTCCAGCAATAGGAAAGTCAAATACACCTTGGTCTATCCAACATCCTCTATCTAAAGTTCCTATGGCCCATGTGTTTTCTCTGTAGTTCCAAATGACATATTTGTTTGGTAAATATACCCCTTCACCGACTGGGAATCCCCACCATAATTCGTTAAAGTTTGAGTTGTGTCCACCCCAGCAAGCTGCTCTGCCTTGCACATTAAGGTTGTCATATACAAAATCATGCACATCACATGGTATTTCTCTTACTGCACCATCATAAATAAAAAATGAGTTTTCGCCCATCCAAGATAAAAAGTTGCCTGTAGCAACAACCGATCTTCTACTAACTGCTTTACAATTCGAGCCTGCTGTTGCAATACCATAAACAAATGGTGATCCTGTATAGTACATTCTGTTTATTCCAGTATCACTAAATATTATTACATCATTTTGGTACTTAACACCAAGTAAGGCTCTTCCGCCTGTAGGTATTTGTAGATCACCAGCGGTATTGGTGGGACTTGATGTCCAAGTATTACGATCTTCTCTATCGGACCATGATATTTTTCTTGGATCTCCACCTGATCCTATAGCTACTAAATGCCTTTCGTTAGTGACTACTATTGCCTGACAACCAGTAGGTGCATTTGTGACTACTGTTCCTATGGTATCTGCTGTACCGCCTGAAACTGGTCTCCATTTGTAAATTTTGCCATCACCTGAAAAACAAAAAATTAAATCTTCACCCCAGTTATCAAAAGAAAAATGACCAGATGCTAGAGGTAAACCTGATTGTGAACGAGCGTCACCATAATCTTCAACGCCCCATTGATAAGCACCATAACCAAGTGGATCATTTGCAGCGTCATTTACAAAACCAGATGGTGTTATGTTGACTACGGAGTTTTTATATAGAACATATACTTTTTGTCTTGTACCTATAGCTAAAATAGATTCACCTGTATTATCTGCATAGGCATACATACCAATAGGCTCGCCGTCTAAAGCTGTTGCTACAAGTTTTGACCAACCGCCTATAGGTTTCAAAAAACCATTTTCAAAGCGTATTAAATCCCCGTCAACCCAACGACCTTTGTTAGCGTAATCAGTACCATTTTTGACTATGCCAGCGGGCGGTGTGACGGGCAAAAGGGCCATGTTATGAACTTAATGTTTTAGTTTCAGTTGTCGGCGTTACTTTTTCAGCTATTACTGCATCTAAATTACTTTTCATGCTAGTAACAGTATCACTACCTAATGCAGTTTCTACCCAACCCTGCAAGTCACTATTGGTTAAAGTTGACCAATTTTTAAAACTTGATAGATTAGATGTATCTAAAGACTGTGATCCATAAACTGTAGCAGTTTGCGGATTGCCTTCAGAATCATTGTTACTATCATCAGTCGCAGTAAGTCGCCAATGCACATTGTAAACTACATTGCTTTTACTATTATGTGTTGGGTATCTGTCGTGTGTTTTACAGTCCCATTCGTAAGATATTGCCATATTTATTCTCCTTTTAAGTCCAGTTTATATGTTTCACCTTTTAAAGGCTCAACTATTACCTTACCATTATCATCAGTCCAATCAGTATCAATCATGTGCTGGTCATGTCTTTCTCCAATAACCAACCATGATACGGTTGCTATTGATGATGTGTTTTGACAAGATATGGTTAATATATTTCCTGATACGCTACCTTTAACAGCATCCCAGTCTGATTCATTTGAGGTAAAACATGATGTATTTGTGTTAAGTAATACAAAAGTTCCTTCAGTCATACCTGCTTCAGTATCTAAATTAATAGTTGCAGTTCCATCAACAAGTGTTACAACGCCTCTATAAATATTATCTGCCTGAGGTGCTTCTACAAATGAATGTACTAAATGATGAGTGTCTTTTTTTGATTCTAATGGGTGGTCAATTTTAAATGAGCCTGATGATTTAGATAAAGCACCACCAGAACTTAAAGTCATAGCTAAAGTTAAACTTGATTCGTTGTATCCACGAGTAAAAAAATTTAAAGCACCTGATGGTAGTGTTCTACTACCACTTGTAGCATCATTATTAGATGTGATTCTACCTGTTACATAAGGTGCTACTCCTGAAGTATCCTCAGTAAAAAACTCTAATCTTCCTAAATCCCCTGTTAAACTTTGCCAAGAGCCTGAACCTTTTGTATTTGTGAGTCTTATTGTTGGTGAACTGTCATTAAGGTCATCTCCTGATACAGTTAAAGTTGTAGCAGGATTGCTGGTTGCAATTCCAAC